GCTTCAGCAGCAGATCGCGACCTTCATGGGCGCTGCGCAAGAAGCTATGCAGGGCGCTGGCGCGGCTCCGGGCGCGCAGCAGCAACCTAAGAATATGTTGCCCGATGGTTCGCAGGTAGGCGGCAGGGAGTCGAATTTTATGTCCCCTAGGCCAAACGGAGTTTAATTTGCAATACCTTGTTGACAAGTACTTCATGGAGTGCTTAACATTTATATATGAATCTTTTCATAGGAGTTAAGCCAGATCGTACGACTTTAGGCTTGCTATCTCGGTATAGGGGCCAAGAGCACGAAGGCTTAGCTAAGCTCTTTAGACAAAAGCTGGAAGAAGTCAAAACCTCTCTCGTCATTGCTGACGATGAGCATCTGCTTCGCCGCCTCCAAGGGCAAGCCAAGGTTTTGCAAGATTTTTTGGAGGCGCTGGAAACAGCACCTTCAGTTTTGGAGCGGCTTAAATAGCCGAATATTAACCGTAGCAAACCATTATGTCTGACTGCACACCTTCGAGGAGCGGTATGACAGAGTTGGAGCTGAAAGGGAAACACTATGGCATTGCCTAAGCAAGTAGCGCAGCAGTTGAAAGAAATCGAGGAACTTGAGAAGCAGCTAGCTGGGAACGCGGAACCCCCGCCCGAGGAAACTCCACCGGAAGAACCCGCTCCAGAGCCAGCAGAGCCTGTAAGTGAAGAGAAGCCTGCTCCGAACGCTGAAACGAAGCCGAACGAGACGAAGCCGAACGAGGTACCAGAGGAAACGTGGCAGCAGAAGTACCGTACCCTTCAAGGTATGTACGACGCTGAAGTCCCAAGACTGCATGCTAGGGTCAAGGAACTTGAAACTGCGATTACTCAAATGCGCACACAGCAGACTGAAAAGCCCGCTGAACGCACGGAACCTAGTAAGAAATCTCTCGTAACCGAAGCTGATGTTGAGACTTTTGGTGCCGATCTTATTGAAGTACAGCGTAAGGTGGCGCGTGAAGTCGCGGCGGACTTTGAGACGCGGCTAGAAGCTTTAGCTGCGGAAAACGCAAAGTTGCGTGATGAGCTTGTAAAGACAGACTCCCGCGTTGGGGAAGTATCGTTTGATCAGAGACTGCGGTTCCTTGTACCAGACTTTGACCAAATCAATGACGACCCTAAGTGGATAGCATGGCTTGATGAGTTCGATCCTATTTTGCGCTCTGCACGTCGTGTAATCGCGCAAGACGCTTACGCTCGTGGCGATGCTGAAGGCGTTGCGTATTACGTTAAGTTGTTCCGTGATACACAAGCAGCCCCACAGATCGACACTCGGCAATCAGAAGTTGAACGTCAAATTCAGCCGACTCGAACTGCTACATCGCAGACTCCGGTCAGCCAGAAAGGAAAGTCCTATACCACCCGTGAGGTGGAGCGGATGTTCCAGAAGGTTGCGGAGTTGACCCGTAGCAGTAAGTTCGACGAGGCTAAAAAACTTGAAGCCGAGATCGATGCTGCTTATCTTGAAGGACGCGTCACAGCGTAATCTAAGAACAGTAGCCTTGATCGAAAACCAACTTTGATCTTACTTTAGGAGGCCATCATGGCTACTGTATTTCCGGCAAACGCGCCGTTTAACACCAATCCTAGCTACTCTGGTGCTTTTATTCCGACCCTCTGGTCGGGTAAGCTGAACGCTAAGTTCTACCAGAACACCATGCTTGCCGAGATCGCTAACACGACTTGGGAAGGTGAACTGAAAAACCAAGGCGATACCGTGCGTATCCGCCTCGCTCCGTCAATCAGCATCTCTGATTACGAAGTCGGTAACAATCTGAGCTATGAAGTCCCAACCCCGATTTACACTGATCTTCAGGTAAACAAGGGTAAGTACTTCGGCGTTCAGGTCAGCGACGTGCTCGGCTATCAGTCGGACATCGACCTGATGAACATGTTTACCGAAGACGCAGCCAAGCAACTGAAAATCTCGATTGAGAACGAAGTGTTCTTCAACTCGTTCGTGACCGAGGGTCCTGCTTCGGCTAACGAAGGTGGTTCGGCAGGTGCGATTTCTGCTGCTTACAACCTCGGTACCGATACAACCCCGATCGATCAGTCGAGCGCAGCTAACGTCCTGAACGCTATCCTGCGTATGTCGTCAGTTCTGGACGAGCAAAACGTCCCTGAGACTGGCCGCTGGTTGCTGATCTCTCCGTTTGACCGTCATCTGTTGATGCAGTCGAACATCGCTCAGGCGTACTTCACTGGCGACCCAGAGAGCACCATCCGTTCGGGCAAGATCGGTATGTTGGACCGCTTCACGGTCTACGTGTCGAACCTGCTGCCGAAGGGCGCTGCTGGTAAAGCACTGGTTGCTGGCCTGTCCGATACCGCTACCGGCGGTGCAGTGGCTGACGCAAAAGCTCGTCGTACCATGATTGCTGGTACCAAAGACGCCGTTGCTTTCGCGATGACCGTCAACAAGACTGAGCCCCTGCGTAACCAGACTGACTTCGGCGACATCGTTCGCGGCTTGGCAGTTTATGGCCGCAAGGTTGTCAAACCAGAAGCTCTGGTTCTGGCTCAAGTCGGTTCGGCATCGTAATTGACGGGGGCTTCGGCCCCCGCTTCCTCTTTTATTTAGGAGAAAATCATGGCAGGTACTCAGTTCCCAGCAATTGTTGGTGGCGTTCAGACTGGCATCACCGCCGGTGCTACCCAAACCCAAGCAGGCGCGACCGCCGTTACCGGCGCAGTTGCAACTGTTACCGTAGTCGCTGCAGATAACGATGGTGTTATCCTGCCAGCGGGCATGGCCGCGCAATCGCGCGTAGTCATCGCTAACCTTGACTCCGCTCAGGACATCAAGGTATACCCACCAGTTGGTGGCACCATCAACGGCGCAGCAGCAAACGCCGCACTGGTGGTTGGTCAGCAGCAAGTAGTTGAGTGTATCCAAATCGGTTCGACCGGCCTTACATGGGTCGCACTGTTGGGTGCAGTGGCTACCCCAGCCTAAGCAGTAAAACGGGGGGCTTCGGCCCCCCTTTAATTTTTGGAGGACTTGATGACTGTCTACGAACTTGTTGACAAACTAGGTGGTGAAGTTTGCCGAGGCAGAGCGCGTGTACGTCTTGATGGCAAATGGATAATTATTGGTCAGCTTAACGGCGACGACATGATATTTACCGAAGAAGGCCGACAACTACTTGCCGCGCCGGACGTTATGCCTGATGATGGCCCCCGTAAGCGCGGTAGACCCGCCAAAACCCCTATAGTAGAATCGGCTGAAATAATCAGCGAGGAAGTTGCTCCTGTAGAGGCTCAAGAACAAGCTGCCCCTCCAGACACTGAGCCGATCGGCTTAGTTGGCTAAGGACTAATGAAATGGCGACAGTAAAAGTTGTAGACCTGATTAGCAGAGCGTTAGTTCTACTCAAGGACCCCACAGCAGCGCGGTGGCCAGCGGTAGAACTTCAGTATTGGCTAAACGACGGCTATCGTGAGATTGTCAATCGTCGTCCAGACGCAAATGCACAGGTCGGAACTTTTACTTGCGCCACCGGCTACCGGCAAAATATCAGTAACTTTCAAAACGCCCAGCGGCTGCTTGAGGTAATCGCCAACGTAGCCACTGGGTCAACCAAGCGCACTGTGCGCCTTGTTGGTCGTCAAACTATGGACGACGAACTGCCCGGGTGGAATACATCTAACCCGTCTATCAGCATTGAGAAGTACATGTTTGATAAACGGTTGCCCAAAGAATTCTTGACTTACCCTCCAGCTACTGCGACCGCACAGCTTGAGATTGTTTATTCTACTTCCCCTGCTGCACACACATTGACTGAGCAACAGTTAATGAATCCAGAGACTGCGACAACCATCAATCTTGATGACATGTACGCTAACGCATTGCTTGATTACATGTTGTACCGCGCGTACAGCAAGGATGTTGAGCAAGCTGGTAACGCACAACGTGCTGCTGCGTACTACCAATCTATGATGAGTGCCATCAATGGTATCGATGTAAGCGACGAAAAAGAATCCCCGGAGGATAGATAATGTCAACCGTCTACTGGGAAACGCTCCATCCGTTAATAACACCTGATTTGCCCGGGTGTCCGCTTGAAGTTATCAATAGAGAGCTTGGCGCAGTAGCGGAAGATTTTTTCTCCCGCACTCAGTTGTGGCGCGAAGATATAACAACGCAGAACACCGTCATTGATCAAGCACTATACGACATCACTGATTGCGCTGTAATTGAGTCTGTGTTGTGGGCGAAGGTAGACAACATAAACATTACGCATACAGACGAGCGACTTGTTAATCCAGAAGATTTGGCACGTACTGGACAGCCGACAGATTTCTGGATCGTACAAGAAACACAGATTCGTCTGTTTCCTATCCCAGATACAGTTTTACCATTGACTGTACGTGTGGTGTTAAAACCTTCGCGCACCGCGCGTGGCATACCGAAATTTGTTTATCAGCGTTGGGTTGACGCGTTTGTGAGTGGTGCTATCTACCGTATCGCACGTACGCCCAACAAGGAATGGACAAACACAGAACAAGCCGCAATGCACAAAGGTTTGTACGAACAAGCTGTGACTAACGCGCGGATTCGCGACTATAGAAATGTGCAGTTGCATGTGCGCATGCGACCGTTTTAAGGAGCGGCTATGTCTGCTGGTATATACGATATTTACATTGAGCAAGGTGCTACATACAATCAGCCCTTGGTCTGGAAAGACTCTAGCGGCACAGCGGTCAATGTTACTGGCTACACTGCGCGTATGCAAATTCGCAAAACTGTAGATGCGACCACTATTATTTTGACTTTAACTACCGAAAATGGCCGCATTACGGTTGGTGGATCAAATGGACTTATAACTTTATTAGTGTCCGCTGCAGACACTGCTGCGCTTACTACTTTTTGTGGTGTATACGATTTAGAAGTTATCTCTCCTGCTGGAGTAGTTACTAGACTACTCGAAGGTCAAGTTGAGGTAAGCAAGGAAGTGACTAGATAGGAACAGCCATGAGCCAGATACAAGTAGTTGTTTCATCGTCTAGCGACGTAATTGAGCTTATTCAACAAGGCCCGGCTGGCGCAGCCGGGCCTACTGGCCCTGCGGGTACTGCTGGTCCTACTGGCCCCGCAGGTGGTCCTACTGGTCCTACGGGTGATTTAGGTCCTACTGGCCCCACTGGCCCAACGGGTGCCCCCGGTTATATTGGTTTAGACGGCCCGACAGGTCCTACTGGCCCTGCTGGTACTTCTGGTACGACAGGCCCAACTGGCCCCACTGGTACGGCTGGTACTTCTGGTACGACAGGCCCAACAGGCCCTACTGGTACGGCTGGTACTTCTGGTACGACTGGACCTACCGGCCCTACAGGTGCTGCGTCTAACGTCGCCGGTCCAACAGGTCCACAAGGTGTACAGGGCATACAAGGTGTTCAAGGCACCGCCGGTGCTGCTGGTCCTACTGGTCCGACAGGTGCTGCTGGTGCGGTAGGTCCTACAGGTTCGGGCCCCACAGGTCCAACTGGCGCGGCGTCTAATGTTGTCGGCCCTACAGGCCCAACGGGCCCACAAGGTGATCAGGGTAGTGCTGGCCCAACTGGCCCTCAAGGTGTACAAGGCCCGCAAGGTAATGTTGGTCCGACAGGTTCTGGTCCCACAGGTCCTACTGGGGCGGCTAGCACAGCCGTAGGTCCGACAGGGCCGACAGGCGCACAAGGGGACGCAGGTTCAGCAGGGCCTACAGGGCCAACGGGCGCAGCAGGTGCTGATGGACAATCATCTAGTTTTTATGAATATCAAGCAGATACGACCCAAACAAGTGGAGTGCCGACTAGCGGGCATTTGTATTGGAATAACGCAACACAGATATCCGCAACACAGATAACGCTAAGTCACTTAGAGCAAGGCGGCTTAGATATTGATGTCTTTTTGGAGTTTATAAAGACAGGCGATACGGTAGTTCTTCAGGATAGAAACAATTCTGCGAATTACCAAAAATGGCAAGTAAGCGCCACACCGACGATAGTTACTAATAGCTATGTAACTTTACCAGTTACGTTGATAACTTCTGGTGGCGTAGGCACAACTAATTTCTCGAACAACCATCAGCTAATTGTTGTCCTACAATCTATTGGCTTATCAGGTCCAACAGGTCCCGCTGGTGCAACTGGTCCTACTGGCGCAGCAAGCACGGTAGCAGGCCCAACTGGTCCACAAGGCAATGTAGGCCCAACAGGCCCAACTGGTGCACAAGGTGATGCAGGTTCCGTAGGACCTACAGGTTCACAAGGTCCGCAAGGTATACAGGGTGTACAGGGCGTAGCGGGTCCTACTGGCCCAACTGGTGCACAAGGTGATGCAGGTTTAGTAGGACCAACTGGCCCAACGGGTACGCAAGGAACCCAAGGTGATGCAGGTCCCACTGGTCCAACAGGTGCGCAAGGAACTCAAGGTACCGCAGGGCCGACTGGTCCCCAAGGCGTACAAGGTATACAGGGCGATCAAGGTTTAGTAGGACCAACTGGCCCAACGGGTACGCAAGGAACCCAAGGTGATGCAGGTCCCACTGGTCCAACAGGTGCGCAAGGAACTCAAGGTACCGC